TGGATGCTGTACGGAATTGGCGTTGACCCAGAAAAGCCCGCGATGGAGAGTTTTGCGGCGGCTATTCGGAAAGCAACGGGGTTAGAGTGATTGCGCAGAAAAGTGCGTCAATCACCGCAAACTGTCCGCAGAAAAATGCGGAACGTGTAAGGATTGCTTAATAGTTCAAAGGGAGAGAACCATGCGAGATTATGACGAGAATTACGAATGGTGGCAGGAGACTCGGGATATGGTGGTAGAGCAGGCGAAGTATTACGTTGACGAGTGGATAGACAAGAACGCATCGGACGGGGAAAGCCTCGTCTATCTTTTTCAGACTCAAGGGCTAGAAATGTCTGACCTTGCCATGATTCTTGCAGAGAACACGACGAAAGAGGCAAGGGCTAAAGTTCTGAAAGCGGACTATGAGAAGGAAGTAGAGGAGTTCTTGATCTGCTCCGACGCCTTCCATAAAAAGATGGAGGATATGCGGATGGGCCACTATGACCTTTAAGGTGGACGAGATCATCTGGGACGCCGAGGAGCAGAACCTTGGCGTGATCTTTGAGGGGGACCCTACGGAGGAGGAAGCAGCGCTCGTATCGTCCATGATGCACGCCTTCGCACGCTTAATTGAGAAGCAGCAGGAGGAGGCGGCTAAGATTATGGCTAAGTGGGAAGCGGCAGGGGAGATAAAGCATTGATTCTAGCCAAGGACTTTAATTACCTATTAGGGAAGCAGGACGGCTACGCTCAGGCACCCTTTAACGTGAAGGTAGGGGGCGCGTACGAGCGGGGATACAAGGAAGGACAAAAACTGTATAATGAACAGCAGCAAAGGGGGCAGGGCCCCCGTTAAAGCCGGGGGCTTGTATGCAGATCGAATACCGCAGGGCGGTAGACCTTACGCCGTACGAGAACAACAGCCGCACGCATAGTAAGGAACAAGTCGGTCAGATCGTAGAATCCATTAAAGAGTTCGGGTTTACGAATCCAATCCTGATCGACGAAGCAGGCGGCATCATTGCTGGGCATGGTAGGCTCGAAGCCGCGAACGCTCTCGGCATGGAAGAAGTCCCTACGATTACCCTCACCGGACTGTCAGAGGCCCAGAAACGCGCTTACGTCATCGCTGACAACTCCCTTGCCATGAATGCAGGCTGGGATATCGATACCCTTAAAGGGGAAGTAGAGAGGCTAGCAGAGCTTGACTTTGACACTACCCTACTTGGGTTAAGCGACGAGGTTTTACGGCTAGTAGACCCTGAAGACGTACCGCTTGGGCTAACGCCAGAAGAAAAGCTGGAGAACTTTCTTAACGGGGACACAAAGATTCTGCGCCTTGCCTACAGCCAAGAAGAATTAGAGGTGATTGTCGAAAAGCTGGACGCAGGGCTGGCGCATACCGGGGCAGAGGACTATTCGACGCTGGTTTTTGATTTAGTGCTAAAGGAAGCCAGCAAGTGGTAAGGCGTATAGAGGCGGTAGATTACGGGTTCGACTACAAGCACTGGAAGGGCAAAACGCCCCCGCCAAGCCATTACGACACCTTAATTGACGAACCTGCCGATATCTACCATAACGGCAGGCTGGTCTGTGCCTATAGGGTGCTGCCAGAAGATACGCTCGCAATTCTGAATGCCTGTACCGCGAAAGCCAAAGTTTCAAAGGCGTCACGCACCCTTGGGGTAAACCAAATGTCAGCGGTTTATGGCGCATTGCCGAGAATCGCGGTTCGGGAGGACTATTGCAGGTTTTCCGCGCAAACCAGAGCGCAGCCAGAGGTGTTCGCTGGCCTTTCAAAGGTGGGGAAGTACCTATGGGGCGTATACCAGAACAGCTTCCCCGAAGTTGCTGCTAACTTTCAGAAGTTTGTAGGCGGTATCCACGATGATTGGAAAAAGACAGGCACCCCATTTACAACCGTCAACGTCAATAAAAACTTTGCTATCGGCTACCATGTTGACGCGGCTAACTATGGCGGCGTGTACAGTAACGTCTTAATAACTAAGAAAAATATTGACGGAGGCTATTTCGTAATGCCTCAGTTCAAGCTGGCACTGGCGCAATCGCACGGCGCTTTAGTTGTCGTTGATGGGGTAAGCATTCCCCACGGGGTAACGCCTATCATCCCAAAGGCTAAGAACTGGGAGCGTTCAAGCGTAGTGTTCTACACCCTTTCAAACTTGCAGCACTGTTTACCTAAAGCGGAGGAGCTTAAACGCTCAAAGCAGAAAGCAACAGAGCGGGCAAGAAAGCGGGCCCAAGCGATAGACCCACGGGTAAAGCAGGGGGCCTAAAATGGCAAAAACAGGTAGACCAAAAATAGAAATTGACTGGCCCCTCGTACAGCGCCTATGCAATATCCATTGCACGGGAGAGGAGATAGCGAGCATCTTAGGTGTCTCCTACGACACGCTCCAAAGGCGGGTACAGGAGGAGTATAGCTGCGGTTTTGCGGACTACTATAAAAAGGCAGCGGCGAGCGGGAAAATGTCCTTACGCCGTAAGCAGTTTGAGTCAGCGCTAGACGGGAACACTACGATGCTCGTATGGCTCGGGAAGAACATTCTTGGGCAGAAGGACGCCCCGGAGAATGGCTCGGACCGGCAAGACATCAATATCAATATTGTTAACCCGAATGCCTGAGATTCGCCCGACGGCTCCCCAGTTCCGCTATATAACATCACAGGCGCCCTTCCCGGCGTTCATCGCTGGCTTCGGAGCGGGCAAGACTGAAGCGGCTATCTTTCGGTCTATCTTCGGGCTGATAAATAACCCGAAGACCAACCGGGGGTTCTATGCCCCGACCTACGACCTGATTAGGATGATCGCGTGGCCGCGCTTCGAGGCAATGCTAGAGCAGCTTGGCATCCCGTACCGGCTCCAAAAGAGCCCGGTTAATCAGATCGAGATCGAGGGCTATGGGTCTATCTTCTTTCGGACGATGGATAACCCCCAGAGAATCGTAGGCTACGAACACGCAGACGCGGACATAGACGAGCTAGACACCCTCAAGAGGGACGACGCGGCCTATGCGTGGCGGCAGATCATGGCCCGGAACCGGCAGAAGAAGGCGGGGCCTAATACGATTGGGGTAACGACAACCCCTGAAGGCTTCCGCTTCGTCTATGAGATGTGGAAGAAGGACCCGAAAGAGGGCTACGAGATCATTCAAGCCCCCACGGAGTCGAACCCCTATCTCCCTGACGGGTATATAGACTCCCTTAAGGCAGCCTACCCGGAACACCTTCTAGCGGCCTACCTGAATGGCCAGTTCGTGAACCTGACGAGCGGGACCGTGTACGCCTCCTATGACCGGGTTCGGTGTGACTCTCAGGAGGAGGTTCAGCCACGAGAGCCCCTATATATCGGCTGTGACTTCAACGTCACTCAGCAGTGCGCCACGATCTACGTTCAAAGAGAGGACGGCTGGCACGCGGTGGACGAGCTTTCGCGTATGTTCGACACCCCGGAGATGATTCGGATTATCCAAAGTAGATACGAGGGGCACCCGATCTATATCTACCCTGATGCCTCGGGCTCGGCCCGCAAGACGGTAAACGCCTCAGTGTCTGACATAGCCCTATTAGAACAAGCGGGGTTCTATGTGAGGGTGAATAAGCGGAACCCAGCCGTTAAGGATCGCATACTCGCGATGAACGCTGCGCTGGAAAACGGGACGGTGAAAATTAACGCCAAGAAGTGTAAGAATACGGCGGACTGTTTAGAGCAGCAGACGTATAAGAACGGCGAACCTGATAAGTCCTCGGGGAACGATCACCAGAACGACGCTACGACGTACCCAATCGCGTACGAGTTCCCGGTGGTCAAACCCGTGGCTAATGTTCGCTTCCAGTTTGCGGTATGATAGACAAAACATTTAGAGGGCGTGGCGATGCCTGTAGATACTAAGCACCCCGAGTGGGAACTTCACTACCCGATGTGGCAGAAAACCCGCGACGCGGTTCGTGGGTCTATCTACGTCAAGGAGAAGCGCCATCAATATCTCCCGGTCCCTGACGCTGAGTCGAATGATGATACGGTGGGCAGTCAGACCCTACGCTATCGCCAATATCTAAAGCGGGCCCTCTATACGAACTTCACGGGGCGTACGAAGTCCGCTCTGGTAGGCGCTGCCTTTCGGAAGGAGCCCTCCTATGAGATTCCTAACGGCCTTGAGTATCTAGAGGACGACGCTACCGGTGACGGCCTCGGGCTCGTTCAGATGGCGAAGGACGAGCTATCGAACCTTCTAGAGACTGGCCGATCTGTCCTCCTCGTAGACTATCCTCAGACGGAAGATGGCCTGACTGCTGAAGAAGTAGCACGGCTCGATCTACGGGCTGCGATCATTCCCTATACGGCGGAGCAGTGCGTCAACTGGAAGACGGACAATGTACGGGGTAGGAAGCTCCTTACCCTCTGCGTCTTAGCCGAGACCTATCTAGAGGGCGATGACGAGTTCGGGCACGAGAAGAAGACCCAGTATCGTGTCCTGCGCCTTCGGGAAGATGGGTATACGCAACAGCTATACCGGGACGAGGAAGAATATACGGACGAGTTCTACCCCAAGAAGGCAGACGGGTCTGTGTGGGACGTTATCCCTCTGATGTTCGTGGGGTCGAAGAACAACGATGCCACGGTAGATGACGCGCCTCTTTCGGATATTGCGGACGTTAACATCGCCCACTATCGGAACAGCGCAGACTATGAGGAGTCCTGCTTCATTACGGGCCAGCCTACCCTATTCATCACGCATAACCTAAGCCCAGAGCAGTGGTACGACTACAACCCGGACGGCATTAAGCTCGGGGCTCGTACGGGGCATGTATTAGGCGACACTGGCTCTGCGACCCTCCTCCAGCCCAACCCAAACTCTCTCGTCATGGAAGCCATGAAGGCGAAAGAGCAGGCTATGGTGGCTATCGGGGCTCGGATCATCACGGACCGCGGTAATAATGAGACGGCAGAGGGCGCTCGCATCCGCTTCGCTAGTGAAAACAGCGTCTTAGGCGATATTGTCCAGAACCTCTCTATGGCTATCGAGCAGTGCATCTACTGGTGCGGTGAGTTTATGGGCGCATCGGACGAGGCGGAGTTCGAGATCAACCGGGAGTTCTACGATAAGTCAGTGGACCCCCAACTGATTATGGCTATGACGACGCTCCTTGACCGGCAGATCATCTCCGATTCGGATATCTTCCAGCGCCTAAAGGCTGCCGGGATCATTGAAGGGGATCGCACCCTCGAAGACGTTCGGGAAGAACTGGGCGAAGTGAGCCCCTTGGCATAGGTGACGACATGGCTAAAGACCCCCGGATCGAGAGGTTAGGCGTTGAGGGATATAACAAGCCGAAACGGACTCCGAAGCATCCAACGAAAAGCCACGTTGTGCTGGCGAAGGAAGGGGACCAGATCAAAACGATCAGGTTCGGACAGCAAGGCGTTTCTGGTTCTCCCCCCCGTAAAGGAGAGTCAGAGGCAGCTAAGAAGCGACGAGCGTCCTTCATGGCCCGACACCGAAAGAACATCGCCAAAGGGAAAATGAGCGCAGCCTACTGGGCGGCAAGGGAAAAATGGTGAGTTATGCCGGTCTATAAGGTGCAAGGCGGCTACCGCTGGGGCAAGTCGGGGAAGGTTTATAAGACGAAGGCAGAGGCCGAGAAGCAGGGCAAGGCTATCTTTGCATCAGGGTATAAGAAACGTAAGTGAGCACTAACGATGACATCCGCGATGCCTTCATACGGCATCAGATATTCGTGCAACGCTACGCTAAGGGGCGGGAGCGTGAGGCGGAGGAGTTTATTCGTCAGGTGCTAGAGCAAGCCGTAAGCCGCTTAAACATCGACCTTACGGAACTCTCCCGCGCTCGCTTAGACCGCCTGATTCAAGACTTAATCCAACTTGTAAACGAGCTAAACGGCACCTATACCGAGGGGTTTATTCAAGAGGCGCTAGACTTCGTAGAGTACGAGGTAGGGTTTAACTTCCGCGTCCTCGGGGCGAACGTCGCTGTTGATACAGTTCTTCCTAACATGGCCCAAGTCCAAGCCGCTATGCTTACGAACATCATGGACCTTGAGCCTACGAAGGGTTATACGATTAGAGAGGCGTTATCGGAGTTCGGGCGGAAGAAGGCGCAGCAGATCGTTCAGAAGATTAGGGACGGCATCGTCTTAGGCGATACGACTCAACAAATCGTCAAGAACATCAAGGACCTTGAGGGTATTCAAACGCGGCAAGCAGCAGCCCTCGCCCGCACCGTGACTAACCATGTGTCGATTCAGGCCCGTCAGATCACCATGAGGGAGAACGATGACATTATTGATTCCTACCAATGGGTGGCGACGCTGGACTCCCGGACTAGCCTCATTTGCGCATCGCGTGACGGACAGGTGTTTAAGGATATTGATTCTAACCCTAAGCCTCCTGCTCATTTTAACTGCCGCTCTACTATTACTTGGGTGGTTAATCCTGAGTATGACCTTGGCGCTGATATTGAGGGTGATAGACCTTCGATCGGAGCGGATGGCACGCGGTCTGTAGGGGCGGATACAACCTACGAGCAATGGTTACGGAAGCAGCCCCAAGCGTTCCAAGAGGAAGTCCTTGGCATTAGTAAGGCGAAGCTATTTAGGGACGGCAAGCTATCTATAGGCAGGTTCGTAGACGAGCAGGGCCGCGTGTTATCATTAGACCAATTAAGAGAGTTGGAACCGCTGGCATTTGAGCGAGCGGGACTTTAACGCGGCAGAGCCGCAACGTGCTAACCAGAGGTGACGCATGAGTGATTTACTGCAAGACGTAGAGCTAGACGAAGGGCTGAAAGAACAACTGTCCTCCCGTTTTAACGAAGCCCTACAGGCTAAACTAAACGAGGAGACCGCTGGACTTAAGAATAAGGTTGACGAGCTTCTAGCCGAAAAGAAGAAGGTGCAGCAGGAGCGGGAAGAAGCCCGGATGCGCGCCAAGCAGGAAGCCGAGGATAAGGCTGCTAAAGAGAACGACTATAAGCAGCTATTCGAATCGCAGAAGCAGGAAGCCGATACGCTTCGCTCTACGATTGAGAAGATGAACGCGGATATTCGGCAGCAGAAAGTAAGTACGGAAGCTGCTAAACTCGCGTCACGGTTGACAAAAGATACGCAACGCGCACAATTACTACAGAAAGAGATTAGCCAAAGGCTGACTCTAGTAGATAATGAATTAAGGGTGACGGACGAAAGCGGCCAATTAACCGTGTCCTCCCTCGATGATTTGGCTAACGCTATCAGGACGGCTTACCCGTTCCTCGTAGATGGAAGTCAAGCAAGTGGCGGCGGGGCCGTCAAAGCGCAAGGTGGAGCCGAAGCGCGGAAGGAAGTTAGCAGAGCCGCTTTTGATAAGATGGACCAGCGCCAACGCTCTGAGTTCTTCAAGTCAGGCGGCAAAATCTTTGACGAATGATTCTTAAGCATTTTGGAGGCCGGTTATGGCTAACGTACTGACGAACTTGGCAGCCGACATCTACGTCGCTGCTGATGTGGTGGGGCGGGAGCTAACCGGCTTCATCCCTGCGGCTACCATCAACGCTAATGGCTCCGAGCGTGTAGCAAAGGGCGATACCGTCCGTGCTGCATTCACTCGCGCTGCTAGCGTGGTCGATGTGTCCGAGGCAATGACGATCCCCGAGGGGACCGATCAGACCGTGGACAATAAGACTCTCTCCATCTCCAACAGCCGCGCTGTCCAAATCCCCTACACGGGTGAGGATATCCGCCACCTGAACAACGGTGTGGGCTTTGAGACCGTGTACGGCGATCAGATCGCCCAAGCTATGCGCGCTCTCGTGAACGAGATGGAAGCCGATCTTGCAGAGGAAGCGTACAAGAACGCATCCCGCGCATTCGGCACCGCTGGCACGACCCCGTTCGCAAGCAACTTCTCCGAAGTGGCCGAGCTTCGCCAGATTCTGGTGGACAACGGTATGCCTGCTAACGACGGCCAAGCCTCTCTGGTCCTGAACACTGTCGCTGGTACGAACCTGCGTCAGCTTGCTCAGCTTCAGAAGGTGAACGAGGCCGGTGGGGCTGACCTGCTTCGCCAAGGTACGCTGCTTGAGCTTCAGGGCCTGTCCCTGCGTGAGTCCGCTCAGGTTCAAGCGCACACCAAAGGGACCGGCGCAAGCTACCTGCTCAACGATGCTTCGTCCGCCATTGGCGACACCAGCATCGCTGCTGACGGCGGCTCTGGCACCATCCTCGCGGGCGACGTTGTGACCTTCAACGGTGACACGAACAAGTATGTCGTGAACACCGCTCTTGCTGGCGGCGCATTCGCAATCGGGGCTCCCGGTCTGCGTCTGGCTCTCGCTGATAACGCGGCTATCACCGTAGGTAACAGCTACACCGCTAACGTGGCCTTCCACCGTCGGGCTCTGGAGATCGCAATGCGCGCTCCTGCTGTGCCGGAAGGTGGCGATGCTGCCGATGACGCAATGACCGTTCAGGACCCCTTCTCCGGGCTCGTGTTCGAGATTCGCGTTTATCGCGGCTATCGTAAGACCATGATCGAAGTGGCAGCAGCATGGGGTGTCAAGGCTTGGAAGCCTGACTTCATCGCTCTCCTCCTCGGCTAAGAGGTATCAGGGGGCCTTCGGGCCCCCTTTCTCTCGGGGGTACGAAATGGAAAAGAAGAAGCCGGGCCCTAAGCCCAAACTGGTCAAGATGGTACGCCCTGACGGCAAGACCGCTGACGTTCACCCCTCTGAAGTTGAGAACTACAAGCTGGGCGACTACAAGGTTCTGGAGACTCGCTAAATGGCTATCGTGGTCGAAGATGGAACCGGGGTTGCGTCGGCTAACTCTTACATCACCGTCGCAGAATTCAAAAGCTGGGCTGATGATCGCGGGATCACCTACGGGACCGACGCGGCTATCTCCCAACAGCTATACCGTGCGCACGACTATTTCGAGTCGCTTGCGTTTAAGGGTGTGAAGCATACGGAGCTTCAGCCCATGCAATGGCCTCGGGACGACGTATACATTGATGGCTACGCCGTCGATTCGGACGAAATCCCTAAAGAGGTAAAGACGGCCATTTACGAGCTGATCAAGATCGAGGCGGACGGGGATTCCCGGCTGGCGCCTTCGGAGCGTGAGGTAACGTCCGAGCAGGTGGATTCTATTAAGATCACCTACAAGGACAGCGCGGGCATGAAGCGTACGACCCCTGCGCTTACCCAAGCTCTCAGGAAGCTCGTTCAACCTGTAACGATGGTGTCCCGCGCGTGAGCTATAACTACACGCCCTTAACGCAATCTGCGGGCCGAATGATTGCGAAGTTCGGGACCCAATATACGTTCACACGGGTAACGAAGGGGACGTATGACCCAGCTACCGGAACGACCACGGACACCTCGTCTACCTATACGGCGTACGCTTGCCTTTTTGACTATTCTGGCGCTGATAGGGCTGACGGTTCTGTACTACAGGGCGACCGGCGAATGCTCGCGGAGAGCGGAACGTATGAAGTCGGCGATACGGTCGTGGTGGGGTCGGAGACTTACCGAATTATCTCGATTAGCGATATTGGGCCCAGTGGGACCGTGGTCGCATCAAACCTACAGGTTCGGAAATGAAGGACCTAACGGAAGCGCTACTAGAGTTCGGGGAAGTGCCGGAGAAGGTGGTACGAGGGACCCTATTGGGCCTGACGAACCGGATCGTTAAGCGTAGCCCAGTTGATACGGGGCGCTTTCGTAATAACTGGCAAGCCTCTACGGGAACTCCCGCGACAGGGCGGGTTCAGGGAACGGACAAGACCGGGAATAAGGCTGTAGACGCTGCGCGGACTCAAGTGAATAAGCTAGAGATGGGGCAGGACTTCTACCTATCGAATAACCTCCCCTATGCGCATCGGCTAGAGTTCGGCTGGTCTAAGCAGGCGCCGAGCGGGATGCTACGATTAAGCATCGCGGAGCTACAGCAGCGCATGAACGAGGCTGGCAAATGAGTACGTTCTTCAACGATATGCAGGCAGCGCTTGATGCGCGCTTAGATTCTATGGATTCGACCCCCGTAGCGTGGCCTAACGTGCCCTACGAGCCTTCCGCTGGCACGACCTATGTTCGGCCTACGTTCCTGCCTACAACGACCTTACAGGCTTCATTAGGGGCCTCTGGGAAGGACGAAACGAACGCTATCTATCAGGTGGACGTTGTATATCCTCGGGGCGCAGGGCGGACTACCCTAACGGACACTATCGCGGACCATTTCAAACGCGGTACGGTTCTGTCCTATAATGGCACTAAGCTGCGGGTTCGGTCTGTTAGCATCGGCCCTGCAATTTTAGACGGCGCGTGGGTATTCGTGCCGGTTTCGGTTGATGTGCAGACATTCACAGGGGCACGGTCATGACTATTGCAAACGGCGCACAACATAGTCTGCACTTCGTTGCAGAAACCACTTACGGCACCACGCCTTCTACGCCTACTTGGACGCCCGTTCCCCATACGGGTACGACCCTTGCGCTTACGAAGGACGCTATCGAGTCCGAAAAGCTCCGGGGCGACCGTCAGGTGGAGGACTTCCGCCACGGGAACAAGAGCGTTTCCGGTGAGATCACTGGCGAGTTGGAATACGAAGCCTTCGACGACCTGCTTCAGGCGGCCCTCTGCGGCACTTGGACCACGGACGTCCTCAAGGCTGGCACGACCCGTCGCTCTTTTACCTTTGAGCGGAAGTTTGCGGACCTCGCCATCGCTGAGTATCACCGCTACACGGGGTGCGAGATTAACTCCCTCGCTCTCAGCGTTAGCCCGAACTCGATGGTTACTTGTACCTTCGGGGTTATCGGTAAGGACCTGACGACTAACACGACTCAAGTCGCTTCCAGCACCTATAGCGCTGACGTTGGGAATACCCCGTTTGACTCCTTTACCGGGTCAATTACGGAGGGTGGCTCCGCAATTGCTACGGTAACGGCGCTTGAATTGACCCTTGAGAACGGCATCGAGCCGCTGTTCGCTATCGGTTCGGCTACGACCCAGCGCCCTGCGATTGGTAAGTCTCGGGTGACGGGTACGCTGACGACCTACTTTGAGTCTAAGGCGCTCTATGAGAAGTTCCTTAACGAAACCAGCAGCAGCATCGCTTTGACCCTGACCGACCTCGATGGGAATGATTACCTAATCGAGATTGGCAATGTTAAGTACAACAGCGGTCAGCCTGATGTTTCGGGAGAGGGCGCAATCACTATTGCTATGGACTTCGTGGGCCTCTACGACGCCACGGACGCCTCTAACATTGTGATTACCCGAACTGCTGCATAACCCATAAAAGGGCGGGATTATGGAGTTTGACAAGCTGGCCACTACGGCAAGCCATGAAGCCGGGGCAGAGGTTAATATCCTCTCCCCGGTTGATGGTTCTAAGACTGATGTTTTCATCAAGATTCAGGGCGCAGACTCTAAGGCGTGGCGTAAAGAGAAGAAGCGCCAAACGTCCAAGATCATTGCAGCTAAGGCGGAAGGGAAGCTAGAGGAGCTTGACTACGACCAAATGGACGTAGATTCCCTCGTAGCCATTACCCTTGACTGGAAAGGTATTACGAAGGGGGGCAAGAAGTACGAATGCACCCCGGAGAATGCCCGATCCCTTTACGAACAGTCTCCCTCTATCGTAGAGCAGCTATTACGGTTCTTGGGGGACACGGCTAATTTTACGCAAGGCTAATTGCGGAGTTCGTAGAGTTCGGGCGCTGGTGTATGTGGCTAAATGCCTGCCCCGAAGGTTCCACAGTTAGCCGCTTAGATACCTTCCGACAGGTTCAGAAGTCTACGGGGAGAACGCCTAAAGAGCTTGATGGGCCGAAGCTATCTAGCCTTCACGATAACGCATGGCAAGCGTACACTGACCTGACGGAGTATACTTACTCGGAGCTTGATAGTTACTCCCGGCTGACGGGTAATGAGCTAGAACCGTGGGAAGTCGAAGCCGTTATGGCGCTGGCTAAGTATCGTGGAGCAGAACCGAGATGGCCTCTTACGAAGCACTAATCCGCATGAGAGCGGACACCAGCGAGGTTAAGAGCGCGAAACGCGATCTTGATAACCTTACTGGGTCTTCCCGCGAAACGAAGCGTCAGATTGAGCAGACCGAGGCGGCAGTAGATAAGACTGGCCGCACCATGACCGAGTTCACGGGTAAGACGAACCAGACTACCCAAGCCGTTAAGCAAAACGATTCAGCCTTCGACGCGCTCGGGCTTTCCGCTGCGTCCGCCTCTGCCCAGATTAATAGGTCTGCTACCTCATTCGGGCGCATCGGTCGCAACATGTCCGACCTAAGCTCCTCTGCTAGAGCGGCATCGGCTGGCATGGAGCAGGCGGGGCAGAACGTCATTCAAGCCGGGAGCCGCTTCGGCGCAGCTAAGAACGCTACCTCACAACTATCCTTCCAGCTTCAGGACGTCGCGGTTCAAGCTCAGGCTGGGACGGACGCAATGATTATCCTCGGGCAACAGGGTCCGCAGATCGCCTCTATCTTCGGTCCCGGCGGGGCGGTAGTCGGCTCCCTCTTAGCCTTCGGCGCCCTTATTGTCGGCGTCGCTATGAAGATGGGCGCGACGGAAAAGAGCGCGGAAGAGCTACGGAACGAGATCGAGGACTTAGGGGAGGAGTTTAGGAACCTCACCGCTGCGCAACAGGCGTTCGTGGCGTCCCAAAGGGTTGACCGCATTAAGGAAATGGAAGGGCAACTCCGCGTCTTAGAGAACGAGCTAGCCCGGACGGAAATTAGCCTTACGGGTGCGGCTGGCGGTATGGCGATGATGGCCGGGGGTATTTCGGCTGTCTCTGACGCTGACCCGGAAGCCCTCGCTGCGCAGATTGATACCCTTAAAAGAGCGATCCAAGAGGAGAAGGACGCCTTAGACGGTCGCTCAGTTAGCGCCCAGCAGATGATCGAGGACCTACAGGGGCAGCTAGAGCTTGTAGGGTTAAGCGCTAAAGCGGAGGCTTTGCATACCGCAGCTATCAATGGCGCGACGGAAGCCCAGCTACGGCAAATCGCGAATCTCTATGACCTAATCGCTGCTCGGGAACACGCCATCGAGGTAGAGGAAAACTACCAGAATATGCGCGCCCGAGTGTCAGAGGACGCGGACGCGCAATACGAGCGAGAGCGAGCGGCAGCCGTTAGGGCCGGGGAAGCGATAGCGGCACAAAGGCAGCGCGAGATTGATGCGGATATAGCGGAAACGGCGCGAAAGGAAGCGGAAAAGACCCGTATTGCGGAAGTGGAGGCAGCTAAACGGGCAGCGACCGAACAACGGTTAGCCGCTGAGAATACGGCACGCCTCTTAGAGTTCTCCGATATGCTCTTAGAGGGGAAATCGGATAAGGCGAAGGCGGCAACGGCGCTAGCTATCAACCTTGCGGACGCTGAGAAGCGGGAGAACGCGAAGCAAATCATCTCCGATTCGTACTCCGCTGCGATGAAGGCATACAAGTCCCTCTCTGGTATCCCTGTCATCGGCCCTGCATTGGGCGCTGCGGCTGCTGGAGCGATTATCGCTGCTGGGGTGACGTATTCCGCGAAAAGCCTCACAGGGCGCGCTCTGGGCGGTCAGGTACGCCCCGGCGAGTCTTATGTGGTGGGCGAGCGTGGCCCTGAAGTGTTGACTATGGGTAACGCTGGCGGGCGGATCGCTACGAATGAATCCATGCGAGGGGCTCAGCCGAGTCTGGTCTACTCCCCTACGGTGAACATTTCAGGCGGGGCTACGGAGCAGGATCGCGCCCTATTCACCGCCCAGTTACGACAGCAGAAGGCGGAGATCGCTGACCTGCTCGCACGGAGACGATTCTAATGCCTCTCACGCTTCCCTCAGTGCGCCCTACGGACACGTCGTGGTCTATCGTGTCCAACTCCCGGCAATTCGTGTCGCCTCTCACAGGGGCTATACAGACGGCTCAGCGGACGGGTAATCGGTGGAGGGTATCCCTTACCTTCCAGAACCTGTTCGACGCTGATAGGGCTGCTATGCAGGCTTTCCTAAGCCAGTTGCAGGCGACGGCGAATAACTTCTATCTTCAGGACCATTCGTACACTCGGAGAGCTGATGGTGACGGTACGCCTCGGGTTAATGGCGCCTCGGAGACTGGGAACGAGATTGATACGGACGGCTGGACATCGGGAACCTACGCTATGCTCGTGGGGGACTTCTTCGAGGTTAATGGCGAACTAAAGATGTGCGTGGCAGATGCCACTATCTCTGCTGGCGCAGCTACGATCCAGTTCGTGCCCGAGCTACGCGCTACCCCTGCGGATAACACGACGCTAGAGATCGACACGCCTAAGGGCATCTTCCGCCTAATCTCTAACGAGTCCTCGTGGTCTAACCGGTCTCCAGTGATATCAAGTTTCACCTTTGATTGCGTTGAGGATGTGATCGCATGAGCCGGGGGCTAGACGCTAGCAATATCAGCGCCGTCGATGATGTAGTCGTTCGGCCTGTCGTCTTTTGCGAGATCAAGTACGACTCCCCTACGGGGACGCTGTATTTCCACGACAACATCGGGGACATCACGGCAGATGACTGGGGCGGGACCTCTAGAACGTGGTCAGGCTTAGGTGACTTCGGGTCTATATCGCAGATCGAAGAAGGGAAAGACGTTTCGCCCTACAAGGTGGATCTGATTCTTTCCGGTATTGACGCGACTATAGCCAATGCCCACCTTTCGGACGACACCATACTTAGGGAAGTCTATCTATCTATCGGCTTCATTGGGCTAGACCGCGTAGTTTTAGCAGACCCGCACCCTATGTGGGCTGGCAGGGTTGATGATGTTCAAGTGGCTGTAGGTAGCCAGTCTGTTATTCGTGTTTCCTGTGAATCCCAGCTAGCAGCCTTTGAGAAAACGAATGGGCGGCTACAGAACGACGCAGACCATCAAGCCGAGTTTTCCGGGGACCTGTTCTATAAGTACCTCCCACAGATGGTAGAGGCTAAGTTCCGCTGGGGCGGTAAGACTCAACGTTTCGGCACGGGTACTGCTCCTGTTGGCGGTATTGGTGGAATTAATACCGGCGGCATCTTGCCGAACGTCCGATGACCAGATACGAAGCCGTCAAGGCTGCGGTGCGTAAGTTTGAGGACGCGCCCTTTACCTACGGGAACTTTGACTGCTGCGAGTTCGTGCGAGAGGTAGCGACCCTATATCGTGGGCACGACCCTGCCCCGGAATTGGTCTACATGGACGAGGACGATGCGAACCACATAATCGCGGACTTCGGTGGCCTATCCCCCCTCATGACGTATGTGTTCGGGGATGCTATCGAGCCTGAAGATACGGAAGTAGGAGATGCGTTATTATTAAAGCTCCCTAAGATCGGCGAGATTATGGGTGTGCGCGTTCCTGACGGGGCACTGGTTCCCGTTATGAGAGGGCTACATAAAATGCCGTTTCGCTATGCTTTAGAAGGCTGGAGAATCTAGATGCCACAGGCTGGACCAGCGATAGCAGCATTTGTTAAGGGTGTGGGCGCTGCGATTAGTGCTGCTACTGCGGCAGTTCCGGGCGGCGCTGCTACGCTTGCGGCTGGCGCTGCGCTCTCGTCTATCGCTTATACATCGTATAGCACGAAGAAAGCGGAAGCGGATGCTAGAAAAGAGGGCTCTCGGGCTCCTCGTGATATCACGGTTAGAAGTGCGGTAGAGCCTGCCCGGATCATCTATGGAACAGCTAGAACCTCTGGCCCCGTGGTCTATACGAACACGGCCCCGACTCCGGGAACTAGCGATAACTCAACCCTCTGGACCGTCATTAGCCTTTGCCAGCACGAGATAGACGACATTACGGAAATCTGGCTAGACGGGGACAAAATCCTATCCTCTGCCATTGATTGGGCCGGAACGGGTGGGGTTACGTCAGGCAAATACGGCCCTATCGGTGGGAATGAAGTCACGAACTTCTACCGTCGGCTCGGGACGAATACGCAGACCCACGTTACTGAACTTGCAGCTGCATTCAGTGACTGGACCTCCGACTATGATGGGAGAGGCGTTGCGTACATTGTCTCCGCGTTTGAGTTAGGTACGGCTACGGGCGAGGGTGTTTGGGCGCAGGGTGCGCCTCAGAACATCCGGGCTGTGGTCAAAGGGAAGAAGGTTTACGACCCCCGTAAGGACTCAACTCAGACCGGCGGATCAGGGGCCCACCGTTTAGCTGATCCTACGACATGGGAATGGTCAGACAATCCTGCTCTATGTCTGGCCGACTACCTCTTTGACGCCCGCCTTGGGATGGGTGCGGAAGGGATCACCTATAACGAGATCGACTGGGATTTAGTGTTCGCTGCGGCTAACGCCTGCGACACGCTCGTAACCACCCCTGATGGGAACCAGAAGCGCTTTACCTGTAACGGTGCGTTATCGACTGGCGAAACCTACGCTGAGAACATTAAGCAGCTTCTTTCCTCCATGTCCGGTCAGATTACATGGTCTGGCGGTAAGTTCCGAATCCGCGCAGCGGCCTATGAGGCGCCCACCTATACCTTTACGGGTGATGACGTTATCGGGGACGTTCAGATTCAGCCCGAAAGGACGCGGACCCAGCGCTATAACAAGATTCGGGGAACCTTCATTGATCCCGATTCGGACTATGTGGCAACCGAGTTCATCCCTGTAGAGAACACCAGCTACAAGAATACGCGGGACGGTGGTCAAACCCTGTCCCAAGAAATCCGCTTACCGTTTACCAATGACGAGTACATGGCGCAGCGGATCGCGTTCAAGCAGCTAAACCTAAATAACCAGCAGCTACGGTGCATCGTTCCTTTTAACTGGAAGGCGATGAAGGTAGCTGTAGGGGACCGGATTCAGCTAAGCATCGACGAGCTAAGCTGGTCTAACAAAGTCTTTCGCGTAGACGGCTGGTCCTTCTCCCCTGATTCCGGGTTTAACCTTGAGCTACAAGAGGATTCCTCCTCTGCCTACGCGGACCCGCTCTTAGCGGAATACTCGACGCGTACCCTTGCTGGCGTTGTCTCATTCGCAGACCAAGCTGTATCGGCGCCCTCTGGCTTACAAGCTACGTCCGAGGAAGAAGCCGTTTTATTGGAATGGGACCCTCCGCCTCGGCCCTCTGGCTACGACGAAGTAGTGATCTACGCCTCTGCGACCTCCGCATGGTCTGGGGCTAGTGAAATTGGGCGAACCCGTGGGAACACCTTCCGCCATGAGCTTACCCGTGGGACGGCTCGCTATTATTGGGTACGGGCTGTTGACGTAGACGGTAGGGAGTCAATTAGGGACCCTGACTCCGATACTTCAAGCATAACGGCTACGGCTGGGCAGATCGCTACGTCCCAGCTTAATGACGATGCGAGCTTTGCTGATACGGCGGACTGGCCTCAGGTCACGGGGGTCGGGAGGCCGGAAGACAACGCTACCGTTGGCGCTACGGTCGGCACGGACCTCTACGACACTGACGGGACCACTGTTCTCGGGCAGACCGATGTTCTGAACTCCATCCTTGAGCAGGACATCCTCCGGGTTGAGCTTGAGGGTGAAACGATCCTCAATCTTGAAACGGGGCTTGAGGTCGACATACAGAACCTTGGCGACGTTGCCATATTTGTTAATGAGTCGAACAGCACGATTCAGGGCAACATCGACCTGCTTGAAGGGAACATCCAGAACCTGACCAGCCTCATCGGTGACGTTACGGCAGGGGTGGGAGATGTTTACCTTCAGGACTCCGAGCCTGTGGCTGGCGTCGGCGGTATCCCTAACCCCATCCCTGACGGCTCTCGTTGGTACGATACGGACGATAACAACGCCCCATATTACTGGAACGGGACCGCGTGGGTGTCCCTGCTAGACCCCCGCATAGGGCAAAACGCGGCGGCGGTAACGGCCCTTCAGACCCGCATGACGACTGCCGAAGGTGACATCGACACCAATACGGCGGACATAGCTACGAACTCTAGCGCCATCACGGCGAATGCAAGCGCGATCTCGACGCTCGACACCACGGTGGTGAGTCAAGGGAACTCCATAACGGCAATCAGCGCGGACATCACGGACCTTGAGACGGCACTGGAAGATGAAGGCGGCAACTTCTCCACGACGTCTAACGCGGTAACGGTCCTACAGTCACGGGTGACGCAGACCGAAACTGACATAACGTCGAACAGCACCAGCATCACGACGCTGACGAACAACCTGTCCACGACGAACACGAACGTCAGCACGAACGCCAGCGCAATCAGCGCACTCGACACCCGAGTGACTTCGGCTGAGGGCTCGATCAGCAGTCAGGCTACGGACATCACAAGTCTACAGTCTGACCTTAGCTCGGCTGAATCCGACATCACGACTAACGCATCTGCGATCACCGCTTTGACGACGCGGGTGACGTCTGCTGAAGGCAACATCACCATCAACTCGTCCGACATCACGACCCTGAGCAGCGACCTAAGCACGGCTCAGGCGGACATCGTGACCAACGCGGGCGCCATCAGCACGGCTCAGACTGACATCAGCGCCAACTCGACGGCGATCAGCGGGCTGGACACCCGCGTGACTACTGTCGAAGGACTGGTAACGAGTGAGGCGCAAAGCACCACGATTCTTACGACCCGCTTAGACTTCCTCCAGAGGGTAGAGGACGAAGCTGGGCCCGACCCCTTAGAGCTAGAGGACGACGCGTTATTAGATTTGGAAACGCTCGATGATGTTACGAGCGCGACCAGTTCTGCGATCGATACGCTGTCCTCCCGGACGACCGAAACTGAGTCGGGGCTAGTATCTCAAGCCTCCCGGATTACGTCGCTAGAATCGACGGTCGACGATCCGACCACTGGGGTATCTGCGAACGCCTCTGGCCTCTCCTCTCTGACGACCAGAGTAGAAACGACCGAGAGCAGCATAACGTCCATCTCCGCAGACGTAACGACCCTCCAGAGCGGCCTAACGACGGCTGAAGGCGACATATCGACCAACGCCAGCGCGATCAGCTCCTTGGGCACGAGGGTAACGGCGGCGGAAGGCTCGATAGTCTCTAACGCCTCAGACATAACGACCCTACAGTCTTCGCTAACGACGACCAATAGCAACGTCAGCACCAACGCTAGCGCCATCTCCGGGCTCGACACGCGGGTCACGACTGCTGAGGGGAGCATCTCCTCCAACGCATCGGACATCAGCACGCTAGAGTCTACGGTGAACGATCCGACGACCGGGGTCGCGGCTAACGCTACGGCCATTAGCTCTCTAAGCACGCGGGTAACGGCGACGGAGAGCAGCATCACGGTCAACGCTAGCGATATCAGCACGCTCGAATCGTCACTGACTACGACGAACAGTAACGTAACCGGGAACGCTACGGCGATCTCTGGATTAGACACCCGCGTCACGGCGGCAGAGGGCAGCATCACGAGTCAGGCTAGCGACATCACAAGCCTACAATCGTCGCTCTCGACCACGAACAGTAACGTCACGACCAACGCCACGGCCATTAGCGGGCTCGACACCCGCGTAACGTCCGCAGAGGGCTCTATAACGTCCATCGCGTCGGACGTAACGACCCTGACCACGACGGTGGGCTCTAACACCACTTCGATCTCCACGAACGCATCTAGCATCAACGGGATCGAGGCGAACTACACGGTCAAGATCGACGCGAACAATCGCATCTCGGGCTTCGGGCTATTGTCTACCACGGCAGGCGCCACGCCCTTCAGTGAATTTGTAATCATTGCTGACAAGTTCAGCGTGGTGGACCCGACCTCTACGGCGGACACCCCGATTGTTCCCTTCCAGATTTCAGGAGGGAAAGCTCAGTTTACGAGCGACGTAGAGATCAACGGCGACTTAGTGGTGGCTGGGACGATCAACGCTAACCGACTCGCCATTGATGGGGTGACGCTTGATACGTCAGGCAGCAATCTAATCATCGCCAACGGTGGAGTCGGGACGACGCAAGTAGGCACTCGGGCTATCACTAACACCGCTCGGGCTGATATGGCGTCTAACACCAACTACTCGACCAGTTGGATAACCCTTGCCAGTCTTACGGGGCAGTCCTTCGATGATGGCGACATCGCGGAGATTTCATGGGGCCTGCGGGCACACCCTGAAGCATCCGGGGCGCCTTACATTGCCATTCGCCTATACGTTCGGGTGAGTAACACGGACAAGCTCTATCATTACTTCATCGGGGACGTATCCTACGACACGACCAACTGGGCCCAGATTCAGCAAGCTCTATTCGCCAGCACCTTCCAATATGCTATCGACACGACGAACAGCGATTGGAAGTTCTATCTGCAAGCTGCGACGAATACGAACGGCACCTTCCCGCGATCATTTAGAGCGCCGGGAACATACATTCAGGCTGTGAGGCTCAAGCGATGAAGTGGGCGGTCATTGACGGCGACGAGATCATCTCGATCTATCAGGGGCAGGAGCCCCCAGAAGGCTCTGTATTGATTCCAGAGGGGCTTAATCCATTCCGGCTAGCATGGGATGGGGTAGAGCTTTCCGAGGCGCCTACGGACGCTCTGGAGGCGGAGAGGGCGGTATCCAATCGGGAGTACCGGAACCAACTCCTTACGGCCTCGGACTGGACCCAACTCCCTGATGCTCCAGTGGATCGAGAGGCGTGGGCAGCCTACCGGCAGGCTCTACGCGATCTACCGAATAATGTAAACTGGCCCAATCTAATCGCGGACGACTGGCCGCAGGTGGAGGTTTGAAATGAGCAAGATTTCCGAGCTGTCAGACGGCGGGGCGCTTCAAAGCACTGACTACCTGATCGCGGTGCGGTCGGGTGGGAATGTGAAGGTGCAGCTCTCCGAGCTTCCCTCGGGCATTGGCGCGGGTGGGAATATCGTTTTCGGGGATAACGAAAAGGCCATCTTCGGTGCTGGGTCGGACCTGCAGATTTATCATGACGCTAGTCACTCTTACATTGTAGACGCTGGCACTGGGAATATGTATCTCAGCACAAACGGCAACGGCATTGTTATGCAAGCGTCTCTTAGTGAAAATATGTTTGCAGCTTTGCCTAATGGCGCAGTAACTCTCTACTACGACAACGCCGCCAAACTCGCCACCACCTCCACAGGCATCGACGTAACCGGCACCGTCGCGGCTGATGGCGCTGAAATTATTGGCGACGCATATGTTCAAACTGCTGATGGCGCTAGTGCTTTTTATGTAACGCGATATGGAGCTATCACAACTGAATCAGCTAAGTTTCATATTGATGATAACGATTTAATTATAGACAGCATTCAAGACGAACAATTTGGCGGCTTTACCTTTAAGTCAACGTATAGCGGCACAGGCACACGAAATCGTTTAGATATTGCCAACACCGGCGACATCTCCTTCTACGAGGACACCGGCACGACCGCGAAGTTCTTCTGGGATGCGAGTGCGGAGTCGTTGGAACTTACCAACAGTGCAGCGTCTTCCGCACTTAAGATCACTAAAGGCAACACTACGGGTAATGCCCTTGAGATCATCAACAGCGGCGAAAGCCGTTCTCTGGATATTAACCACAATGCAGACGGCACTGGCACGGTAGACGATATTGTTCGCATTAAGAACAACGGTACTTCAGTTTTTGAGATCGACTCCAGCGGCAACGTCGGGATTGGGACGGCGAGTCCTGCTGTTCCCCTTGATGTTGTTGGTAACGGTAAATTTACTGGTAACTCAGTAAGCATAAATAATACTACAAGCTACGCATTTATGATTCCGGAGAACACTGGGGGTTATTTGCGAGTAGGTAGAGATACAAGTACAGGAGCTTTATATGGGTCGGCTTACGCTAATGTAATTATTGGCAGCGGTGCTTATCCCATGCTGTTCGGCACCAACAACACAGAACGCATGCGCATCGACTCCAGCGGCGCCTTGCTGGTGGGCGGGACGGTAGACCACGGAGGCAGGTTATCGTTAACGGCAGGGGCTAACCAGCACGGAACGGTCATAGCATCCAACGGAAGCATTACAGGAGGGGCAGAATCGGGAGGAATGGCTGAGGGGGTGGTGGACGTTGACACTACTAGCTCAGGCACTGTTTTAAGCATTCCCGTAACTTCACAACCCAGTCGGTGGCGCAGGTTCGTTATACAATTTATGTTTAGTAGTGGGGAATATAACTTAAACAGTAATTCTAAGTCGGGCACTGCCACAGTATCGTTTGCATCCCTAACTTCTTTAACAACGCTGTCCCTGCTTGATAGCACTGGAAATGTAGCGAGCGTAAGTGCGTCGGGGACAACTTTGGAAATTAACTTTACCTCAGGTTTTACAAGCGGAAGTAGTAACTGGGAAGGCGTACATGTTTATTACAAAATACTTAGCGCGACCCCGAGCTATGTTCAAATGTGGAACGCAACCCTTAATTAAGGAGCATAACCATGGCAGCAACGATGAACTGGACCATCTCGACCCTTGAGCGCGAGCTTTCCGACGGGGGCGTTATCGTGGCCCATTGGCGCTGCACGGCCTCTGAGACCGTTGGGGAAGATACCTTCTCCGCGTCCTCCTACGGCACGGCAGGCTTTACCCCTGACCCTGAGTCCGAGGACTTCGTGGCCTATGACGACCTCACCGAGGCTGACGTACTGGCTTGGGTGTGGGAGAGCGTGGACAAGGACGCAACGGAAGAAGCCCTTGCAGCCAAGATTGAGGCTGATAAGAACCCCGTAACGGCTGCTGGAGTGCCGTGGGATGCTTGAGTTTATCGAGTCAATCCCGGCGTGGATCAATGCCATCACGATGCTTGTGACGGCTGCTACGGCTATCACGGCTTTAACGCCGACGAAGGTAGACGATAAGTACACGGCCATCGTTCTTAAAGTATTGAACGCGATGGCGGGCAATGTGCTTAAAAACAAGAACGCGGACGGGTAGAATGACCTTGGGCGCTTGATGGAGTTTAGAGATGTTGGACACTATCAGCGCCCTTTGGCCTATCTTTCTGGCCTTTATTACGCTAGTCATCGTACTGGCGAAGCAACACGCGGACGTCGAAACCCTCAAGGAGAAGGTGCGCGTACTCTTTGAGCTTTGGAACAAAAGGGGCTGAACCATGGAGATGACCGTTATTTGGAGCTCGATTCTAACGGCTGCGATCAGTCTCCTCGCTTGGACCTTTAAGACCAAAGCGGATCAAGTCAATAAGCTGGCGGAACAGGTGAGCCTTACCCGCGAACAGATCGCTAGAGAGTATGTAACGAAGGCGGATATGCACGCTGACATCAACCGCGTTATTGATCGTATCGACACGCTAGATGCGAAGCTGGATCGGCTCATGGAGCGCAAATAGGAGGCCCCATGCTAGAGGCCCTCATAGGCCCTGTGACGGGCCTTCTCGATAAGTTTATTGAGGATAAGGATCAGCGGGCGAAACTCGCTCACGAGATCGCTACGATGGCTGAGAGGCACGCCCAAGAGCGTGCGCTAGCCCAGATCGAAGTAAACAAGACCGAAGCTGCATCAAGGAATCCATTTGTAGCCGGTTGGCGCCCCTTCATTGGCTGGACCTGTGGGATCGCGTTAGCATGGCACTTCGTACTGGCTCCCTTTTTAATGTTCATCGCCGCATGGGTGGGCTTTGAGGTTCCACGGCTCCCGGTCTTTGATATGGATAACCTAATGACCGTACTTCTTGGGATGCTCGGCTTGGGTGGTCTTAGGAGTTTTGAGAAGGTGAAAGGGATCAGTAAATGAAGACGAGTCAGGAAGGCGTGGACCTGATTAAGCACTTTGAGGGCTGCTACCTTGACGCCTACCTATGTCCTTCCAACGTCTGGACCATCGGCTACGGCCATACCAAAGGGGTTAAGGAAGGCGATACAATCGACCAAGAGGCAGCGGAAGCGTACCTCATAGAAGATTTAGAGGAGTTCGAGGGTTATGTCTCATCCATGGTGGAGACGAAACTTAAGCAGCATCAGTTCGATGCTCTCGTGGCTTGGACGTTCAATCTGGGTCCGGGAAATCTCAAAGCGTCTACGCTGCTTAACCGGATCAACTATGGTCCGCTTAGCGACGTACCTTTCCAGATTCAGCGATGGACTAGAGCAGGCGGGACGGTCCTTGCGGGGCTGGTAAAGAGAAGGGCGGCAGAAGCCGCGTTATGGCAAAACCTAAACTGGCGGGAGTTTGTATGATCACGATTGACGGTACCGAGTACAAAGAGGACGACTTCACGGACGAGCAGAAGTATATGCTTGCCCAAGTTAAGGACCTCCAGACGAAGGAAGAACAGCTAAAGTTCAACCTTCATCAGATCACCGTGGCGCGACAAGCGTTCATTGACGGGCTGTCTAAGTCCCTGCAAGAGCCCGTAGAGGCCGAAGCCGATGAGTCTGATTAACGACATCGTACGGATGCCGAACGGCCTGCTAGCGGTATCTGCGGGCCATTTCGACGACGCTCAAGCGGTGAACATCTTCGGGGTGAACCCTGTCTTGGGGACGACCTATGAAACCCTCTGGGATTATGGCGGACTTTATTCTTACCCTGCCTCTGCTCTTAGCCTGTCTGCTGTCAGTTCTAGCGCTTCGGACACGATGGGGCTACTTATCATCGGCCTTGACGCGAACTATTGGCCCATTCAAGAGGTGGTTACGCTTAATGGTACATCGGCTGTTACGACGGCTCAGGCGTTTCTGCGGGTAAATCAGGCGGTGATTCTTTCTGGAGAAAACGCCGGGAACATTACGATAACCAATGACGGCACCGTTCTCGGCTATATCTCTATTGGAAAGGGGTTAACTCAAGCCTGTAACTACACCGTACCCGTCGGGCATTCGCTGTATCTGTACCGGATCGACCTGACGTCAGGATCAGTGAACCCGAACAAGTACATCACCTACCGGAACGTCACGAAGACCTCGACAGGGCGCTGTTTAAGGGTGGCAGAGGCGACTTGGCAGACCGACCAGCAGTCCTTCGACCGGCAGGTGCCTTTCAGGATCGGGGAAAAGACTGACTTCCAGTTTGAGGCTAAATCCTCCTCGGGGGACAACATCGTTTCGATCTTCGTGGAAGGGATTCTAGTCAGGAATGATTAGACGGGGGCCCGGAGGCCCCCTGCTACGCTAGCAACGGGCGGGAAAACCAGCGCAGCGGTTCGATCTTAGCACCCCCTTTCTTATAGCGAAATGTTCTAAGGCTTTCTCCCCCATACCTAAACAGAACTGTTATTATTCGTTTGGGTTTAGAGAGGAGAACACCCATGTTACCTAAGCTGATCTGGGACACCCTGTCCCGCATTGACGTTTCCGAGCACACTGAGAAGAAGCAGAACCTAACTTATCTGTCGTGGGCGTGGGCGTGGGGGACGATGTGTAAGCATTTCCCCGGTACGACCTACAGCTTTACGTCCGAAACCTTCCCCGATGAAACCGTGGAGTACACCTGCACGATCACGGTAAACCATGAGGGCGCTACTCATTCCCAAATGATGTGGCTCCCGGTGATGGATCATCGGAATAAGGCGATTAAGAACCCGGACGCCTTCGCTCGGAACACTTGCAAGATGCGCTGCCTAACCAAGTGTCTCTCGATGCTTGGATTGGGGCATTACATCTATGCAGGCGAGGACCTCCCCGAGGGCCATGAGCCGGAGAAGATCAACGAGGACGAGCAGAAGCTGCTGCACGCTCTAATCGTTGAGACCGAAACCGATCTAGAGAAGTTCTTCATGGCGTTCAAGATCAAGTCCCTACAGGAGATGCCTAAGGAGCGGTTCCCTAAAGCTCTGGCGGCACTGGAAAAGAAGATGGAAACAAAGGGGGCCTGATGCGCGTCATCAACGTAGAACAAGGCACGGAAGAATGGCTAGCGGCGCGTTTAGGCGTGCCGTCCGCTTCTAGCTTCTCAAAGCTAATCACTCCTACGGGTAAGCGTTCCTCTACCTTTGACTCTTACGTCAATCAACTAGTGGCAGAGCGTATTACAGGTGAGGCAACGCCCTTCCCTACTACCGACGCTATGGCTAGAGGGACCGAATTGGAACCTCACGCTAGAGCCTACTACGAGTTCGCTACCGATAACGAAGTCGTAGAGATGGGGTTCATTAAGCACGCCGTCTTAGAGGCAGGCTGTAGCCCTGATGGCTTCATAGGGGATATGGGCGGCTTAGAGATTAAGTGCCCCCTACCCCATACCCATATCGAAACCCTTCGAGGCGGGACCATGCCGTCTAAGCACATCCCTCAAGTTCAGGGCTGTATGTGGATCACCCGTAGGGAATGGTGGGACTTCGTTTCCTACCACCCTGATATGCAAACCCTGATCGTACGGATCGAGCGGGACGATGCGTACATTGAAACCCTCTCGCAGATCGTAGAAGAAGCCTGCGAGGCTATTAAAACCAACGTGGAGAAGTACAGACTATGAGCTATGACAATAACCTTTCTGGCGCCCTCTTTAAGAATGATAAGAAGGAGACTGAGAAGCACCCGGACTATAAGGGCTCCTGCGAAATTGATGGTACCGAATACTGGGTAAGCTCTTGGCTTAACGAGTCCAAGAATGGGCGTAAGTACCTGTCCCTTAAGTTCAGCCCTAAGGACGGAGAGAAACAGGCTGCGCCGAAGCAGGTAGCAGATGACGACTTTGACGATGCGCCCTTCTAATGAACGTCGGGGCTAGCCTACGAGCCCTCCAGAGTGACCGCGTGATAGCCAATGTGGATATTGCGCGGGCTCTCGGGGTACACGTTCAGACCATTAGCCGCTGGCGGAATTACACGGACCTACAGGCGTCCTATTGCCAGAAGCTGGCGGACTTCTTCGGCTTAACTGTAGACGAGTTTCTATCCTATGGAGGCGTTCATGACGACGCTGGAAGCGATTAACTACTTCGGCGGAAAGAAGGGCTTAGCACGGGCCTTGGATATCTGGCCCCATGCTATTGGTCGCTGGGGAGATCGTCCGCCGATGACGCGACAGTACCAGCTTCAAGTCCTTACGAAAGGCGAGCTGCAAGCGGATCAGGAGGAGGAGTAGTGGACTTCTGGAAGATTGATAGACCGCAGCAGATAGAGGAGCGGCTAGAACACTTAGGGGATCACCTTAAGGCTAATTGGGACTGGTCTACGCCAGTCTCGATTACCTTTCAGCCCTACCAGAACCCCCGCTCTCTTACGCAAAACGCCTTATTTCATGTTTGGATAAGGCAGATGGTAAACCACTTCAAACCGGCTAGACCGGAGCTAACAGAGGAGGAAATGAAGGATATATGCAAGTTCAGGTTCTTAGGCACGGAATCTAAGAAAGCTGGTAAGATCATCCTCGAAAACCAACTGAAGCAGACATCTAAGCTACGAAAGGGCGAGATGTACCACTTTATGGAGCAGGTCTACCAGTGGTGCTTGGAGCTTGGCCTGCAACTCAATACCCCAGCCGATTCTGAGTTCATGCAGATACGAAAGAGTCAGGCTTAGCCATAGGAGGGGGGGAATGGCAGCGCCAGAGAAACTTGACCCAGAGCTTTTGACGTATTGCGTTTCAGAGCAGGAAAAGAAATACATTCAACAGACCATCGAGACTGGCTCCATGCGGGGTGCGGCTAAGATCCTCGGGGTCCACGATGGAACCGTTCGCCAAGCGATCCTCAGGGTACGAGGTCGCGCAGCGAAGATGGGGTATGCCCCGGAGCATGACCTAAACAAGCCGACTACTGCCCCCTTTGTCGTTAAGGGTACGTCTACTCTTTACGATGAAGAAGGCAAGCCGAAGCTCCAGTGGGTTAAAACCAATCTCGATAAAGAAGCTCAGGTCGAGATGATGAAGCAGGCCGTAGAGGCCATCTGCGAAGATGTAAAGCCCGTTAAAGCCATCCCTTCTCCCCCTGACGTAAACGATCAGCTTATGAGCATCTACCCGTGGGGTGATCCTCACGTTGGGATGTATGCGTGGGCTGATGAAGTAGGGGAGAACTTCGACTTACAGATCGCGGAACAAGATATGTGCAACGCGGTAGATTATTTAGTTGAGCGTAGCCCCCCCTCTAAGCGTGGCGTCCTTATCAACCTCGGGGACTTCTTCCATTATACCAACATGGTCGGGACTACAGAACGCAGCGGCCATATCCTCGATAGGGACTCCCGTACGGCCAAGATGATAGACGTAGGGGTTCGGATCATTAAACGCTGCCTTGAGCGGATGCGACAGAAGCACGAGATCGTCGAACTCATAAATGCTCCGGGGAATCACGACGAGACCTTTGCCCACTTCCTTAATATCCTCTTTCGTAACCTCTACGCCAATGAAAACCGCGTTATCGTCCATGACGCTCCTACGACCCGTCATTACCTACAGCATGGGAAGTGCCTTATCGGTGTCGTTCATGGGCATCAAACGAAGGACCGCGACCTTCCGGGGATCATGGCGACGGAGAAGCCCGAAGAATGGGGCGCGACTAAACATCGCGTATTCTTTCGGGGCCACCACCACCATGACAACCGGGTCGAATATAACGGCTGCATCGTGGAACAGATGAGGACTTTGGCTCCCGGTGACGCCTACGCCGTTGGGGGTGGGTACTTATCGGGGCGTGATATGAAGTGCATCGTCATGCATTCTGAGTTCGGCGAACAAATGAGATTAACCTGTGGGATCGACGTATTGAGGAGAGAATATGAATAACTTTGGGCCTATGGCGGGAACGCTCAAAAAGGTGACTGCCTATCAGCAGGTGCAGTGCGAGTGGGCACCCGGATACGGTCAAGACTACTATCGGATCACCGTCGAGGAGGGCGCTAAAACGCTCTCTGACGTGTTTTATATCTACAATGATGGCGACCTTAACCGTGCGATCAACACGCTCCTAAAGAGGGCCCAGCATGAATAGGATCGAATGGCAGGAGGACGACCCCGATCAGGATGGGGAGGTGGCTATGTCCCTGACCATCATTTCTGGCGATCCTGTCCTTTTAGCTAGAGCGCGTAAGATGTTCCGCCAGCTATTAGACGACCGACCAGCTTTAACCGCAGTGCCGAGGAATGACGATGGCAGGGATTAAACGCGATGCAGCGGACCATTACTTTTCACTGTGTGTAAGGGCTAAGGCTAACTTCACTTGCGAGTTCTGCGGCAAGGAGTTCCCCGGTCCTGATCAGGGCCTACATTGTGCCCACATCATAGGCCGTAGGAACGCCAGCACCCGCTGGTCTTTAGATAACGCCGTCTCCCTTTGCTACTACCATCACCGATATTTCACCGAGAACCCTCTGGACTTCATCTCATGGCTCGCCTCCTACTTAGGGGAAGGGCACATGGAACGGCTTATGGAAAAGAAAAACGAGATATATCGCGTGCGGGTCGCTGAAAAGAAAGAGATCGCCAAGCACTACCGGGAACAGTGGAAGGAGTGGGGGACGGGCGAGGCCATCGACTTCCTTTCGTGGAATTAAGTACGCAGAGCGTACAGCCAAAAAAAGGGCCCCCGAAGGGGCCCAAAGCTGGCAGGAGAGAGGAGGGAGAGCCACCAGCTAGTACGTTATACCCCTCGGGCTAAAACCCGTCAAATCGCTTTACAGGGCGTCTCAAGGGGTATAAATTGAATGCGTCGGTGGGGCTAGCAACCCCTAAAGAGCCGACGAGAGAAGGATTGGAATCGATCACCCGACGCGGTGACTACTATAACGCCACTATATCTGGCGTTCAATCCCCAAATCTCGTCCATATCTTGCGCCGACTGGGACTGCTCCCCACAAGATGTGCTGTCGCATCGCGCAGCCAGCAGCAAAGCGAGATGTTAGATCAGGACCTTTGAGGACGGGAATAAACAGCGTACAGGTGCCGCGAAAGCGTGGGGGCGGTGTTACGAGCCGCAGGTAAATCGTTGCTGATGACGCTGATCTAACGGGAAATTGCAGGCAGTTCTAGCGTGGGGGCACCAATAGTCCTCAAAAGACCACTATTGCCTAAGGAAACGTATGCGCTACCCGATCCCTGACAACGCCCACAAATGGGCTCTAGCGAACTGCTCGAACGCAGCCTTTAACGGGACGACGCTTCTCAAGGGCGGGGCTGGGCAGTATGTGGGCTATATCGGGGAGGCGGTGTTCGGAAGGTGGCTAACGGATCATGAGATACCCTTCGACTACATCGGGAAGGACAGCTACAACGCGGACTTTAGCGTTCAGGGCCTAACCTTTGACGTTAAGACGAAGAACCGCACCGTACTCCCTAAGAGCGACTACGCGGCGCAGGTTCCCATGAGCCAGAAGGGGCAGGAGACTACCTTCTACGTCTTTACGTCAGTTCTGATGGTTAGGGATCGAGCGGCCTGCTGCGACCTGATGGGGTTTATCAGTAAGGGGCAGTTCTGGGCGAACTGTGAAGAAGTGGTTCCGGGTACGACCCACGGTAACGGCATGACGGAGCGAACGCAGGCAGGCACCCTGCCCTATATTTCCCTTCGTTCTATGGAAGACCTTAATCGGAACCTAAAATTATTTCTCAAAGGCTAGTCACCTCCTTATGATTCGTAGTCCATGAGGAGGAACCATGCAATTAAGACCACATCAAATCAAAGCAGTTGAGATGCTTCGAGACTCCCTTAGACGGGGTAAGCATCGCCCAGTCCTCGCGGCTCCCTGTTCCTTCGGTAAGACCATTACGGCGGCCTACCTCCTATCTGAGGCAGCGAAGAAGGGCCGGAGGGGTATCTTTATTTGCGACCGGGTGAAGCTCGTACAGCAGGCGCTAGACGCCTTCGACCGAGAAGGCTTAGACGTAGGGGTGATGCAGGGGCAGCATGAAAGACAGAACTACCGCGCCCCTATCCAGATCGCCTCGATTCAGACCATAGCTAGAAGAAAGCACCTGCCCGAGTTCGACTTTGCCATCGTCGATGAATGCCACGTGCACTATAAGACGACGCAGTACATGATGGATCGTTACTCGGCGGTTCCCTTCATCGGGCTATCTGCCACGCCCTACTCTAAGGGGTTAGGGAAGGCGTACAACGATCTAGTGATCCCTATCACCCCTGAAGAACTGCTAGAGCAGGACTACCTCTGTCCCGTTGAGTATTACGGCGGAGCGAACGTAGACACCTCTAAGATCAAGCCTCGAGCCCTACAGACGGGTGGATCCGACTTCGACCCTAAGGACCTCGCTAAGGCTACGGAGGACGATGAAAGGCTAGTAGGGGATATCGTACGGAACTGGTTTAAGTACGCCGAAGGGCGCCAGACCATCGCGTTCTCTCCCTCGATTAAGCATTCCAAAGAGATGGTGGAAATCTTCAACGCTAACGGGGTGGCTGCGGTACACATTGACGGCTACATGGACCCGGAAGAACGGAGCGTGATCTTCGACGCCCACGACCGAGGCGAGTTCCTTATCCTGTCCTGCTCCCGGTTACTAAATACGGGCTACGACGCGCCTAAAGTCTCCTGTCTTATCGACTGCTTCCCTACGAGATCGACCATCGCTTACGTTCAACGAGCAGGAAGGATCATGCGGACCTATCCCGGTAAAGAGCAGGCGATCTATCTAGACCACGCCGGGAACGTAGCTAGACACGGCTTCGCGGAACACATCATCCCGGAAGAACTACACGACGGGGAGAAAGCCTTTACCGAAAAGGCGCAGGTTAAGAAGGACAAGGAGAAGAAGGTACACGACTGCCCCCAATGCCACGGGAAGTTCACTGGCCTACGGTGCCGCTGCGGCTACGAGATCATGGTGAAGGAGAAGCTCGAATCCGATAGCTCGGATTTGAAGAAGCTCACCCCCGAGAAACGTAACCGGGTAACGCCGGGAGAGGAGAAGGCGCGCTGGCTCTCCGAGCTATGCCTATATGCAGTTAAAAAGGGCTACAAGGCAGGCTGGGCCTCTCACCAGTACAGAAAGCGCTTCGGGGTATGGCCGAACAAGGTTCAGCCTCAGAGGGGCGTTAAGGAGCTATCTCCCGACGTTCAGGCGTTCATTATTCATAACAATATCAGGAGGGCCCATGCTGGGCGAAGAACTACAGCTAATGCTTAGGAAGGGATTCACGATGCAGTACCGGCAACCGTCAGTGTCGAGCTACCAAAGCAAGACACTTTATGAATCACCAATATCAAGAGCGCGGACCTTTCCGCAAAGAGACACGATGAACCAAGACCTCTGGGGAGGGGGACGAGATGCAGAACTCGGAGCGTGGACAGAGGAAGCGTAGGGCTCTAGAGATGTGGGAGGAGGAGATGCTTACCGAAAGACAGGCCGCAGCCCTCCTCCGGGTCTTTGCCCAGATTAACGAATGGGAACACCTAAGGGGCGTAGAAAAGACCGCGTTTAGGCAGGGCGTTAAGAAGATCGCTAAAGCATGGGGGAACCGCAAGGATGGTTGAAGAACTACTAGATAGGCTGGAGAAGGTTAGAGCCAACGGTAAGGATAAGTGGGTAGCTTGCTGCCCAGTACACGGCGACAAGAACCCCTCTATGAGCGTCGCGGAGAAGGACGGCAGGATTCTATGCCACTGCTTCTCCTGCGGAGCTAATGGCCTTGAAGTGGTACAGGCGCTGGGGCTCTCGCCATCGGTCCTATTCGAGAAGCCGCTAGAGCAGGGGTATATACCGAAACGGGTATACGAAGAATTAGAGATGGATCGGCTGGTGATCGCTGGTTACGAGGAGATGAAGAAAGCAGGTAAGCCATTGTCCTATAAGGACTTTAAGCGGGTGCGCCTTGCCCGTAATAGGATTCAGGTATTAGAAGAACGGCTCTTAGAACAAAACGGTATAGGCAGGGCTGTTTACAATTAGGGGGAAATGCTTAGAATGTACCCATGCCCTAACGCAAGGGCCTTACGAGAGAGGAAATAGAAATGAGCGCATACATTCTAGACGTTGAGCAGATTGCAGCATTAGCCGCAGAAGCTAAGAACCAATCCTCGTTTTTTAACCCGATCACGAAAACCTTCATTGAATACAACACGCCCGCTAGCGTGGCAGAGCTTCTTATCCGCCAGAACATCCGCAGCGTCGAGGCACGGTACCCCCAATACGGGGAAGCAGGCGGCCTTCTTAACTGTCCCGCAGAAGAATACGTTCAGGAGTGCATCGCAGCCGCTAAAACGTACCGCGCCTATAATCCGCAGCACGAACTAGCAGCGCTTTGCGACACCTACGACTACCAGTCCTGCGAGACAGACGACTACCACAGCACCGACGCCTACTGGTTTATTAATCGTGTCCGCCATTGTGCTGTCTTCGACATGATTCACCAGCTTAAAGCACGGAGCGCGGCCTAAGGGCCGCAGGAGGGGTTATGAAGATTCTACTAGCAGCCACCATCGCCCTACTCATCCTCGGGTGCGTCGGGGAAGCAGATTACATTGACGCTCAGAAAGAGGCGGACCACTATACCGATATGGTCTGCATGAACTACTGGCCTGACTACCAGCAGCTTAAGCCGGATTGTTCTAGCTACCGGAGGACCGGCAATGAATAAACACACCCCCGGCCCGTGGAGGGTTTATAACGGATGGGTTCACCCGAGCTTTGACAACCCCGGCCCTCAAATGACGAACGGCGATACCGCTATCTGCGAACCGCTCGGGCAAGACAAGAACGCCAACGCCCACCTTATCGCTGCGGCGCCGGAGCTTTTGACGGGGCTAGAAGATGCGGTTTTGTTCCTGCTTGGGGTCGGCGTTTCGGTGGAGTCTCCGATTATGGAAAGACTTTCGTTAGTTGTTCGGAAAGCAAAGGGGTTAGAACAATGAGCCAGCACACACCGGGGCCTTGGGTCGTATATGAATTCGTCGATGGGTACGACATCCGAGCGCCTGAAGCTGAATGTTATGTCGCAACGGCGAGCGATCCTGAAGCGGTTTGGGGCGCCATCGGGCGGGAAGAAGACGCCCGCCTCATCGCTGCGGCGCCGGATCTTTTGGCGGGGCTAGAGCAAGCCATTTGGATGCTGTACGGAATTGGCGTTGACCCAGAAAAGCCCGCGATGGAGAGTTTTGCGGCGGCTATTCGGAAAGCAACGGGGTTAGAGTGATTGCGCAGAAAAGTGCGTCAATCACCGCAAACTGTCAG